GCCACCACAGCACTCATAGGATCAAGGTTGAAGTCCATACCTATATGGATGATGTTGTTGTCAAGAGGTTCACTAAAATGTTTCACATTATCTTTCATTGAAAAGCCGTAATAAATTATGCCTGAATATGTTTCCCAGGTTGCTTGATATTCTTGCCTAAATGTTTTTGCATCTAGATCTCTCTTGGCCTGTTCAATCTCGCCAGCATCAACAAAACCACCATCAATGGTTGTGAATTGATAACTTGACCATTCCTGCTCTGTTGGATCTTGTCCCCTCTGGTATAGATCGTGAAACCAATTCATTCCTTTTGGTGTGCCTTCAAACAAGGCCAAACCATTTGTGTCTGATAGTGTTGGTCTCAAAACCGTGCTCCAGGCCTCTTCGTCAATATCAGCACATTCATCTAACACCAAGAAATCAATACCAACACCCCTTAAAGAATCTTTGTTGTCTGCACCTCGCAAACATATCCTTGATGAATTTTTAAGTTCTATGGTAAGTTCTGCTTCGTTGATCCTTTTGACCCAACGAAGTTCTCTCAATATTTGTTTTATCTTGACCCAGGCTATCTGTTTGGCCTGTCTGTATGATGGTGCCACGTACCAGCACACCTTGTTTGGATTTCGTGCGTGATAACAAAGTTCTCTGATTGCTAATGTTGTTTTGCCAAATCTTCTGCCAGTGACCAACACTCTGAATCGTGCTTGGTCATCCGCTACCTTGCGTTGCGGTGTTGATAATTTCATATAGTGTAATTATATGGTGCTTATTTGTCTTCCCACGGTAATGGTGCCGTTGACTCTTCGTCTGTTGGTGAGTCCTGTTGACCCAACCAGTTCTTACCAAGGAACATCAGCATACGAGCATCGCCCGCCAATGCCTTTTCAAATTGTGCTCTTCTCAAACTTTTCTTACCTTCAGCCTTGCCCTTCTCTATGAGGTTCTTGAATCTCTTTTGTAGTGTTGTGACTGAAGTGCCAACGCAGTCTGCTATCTCTTCGTAGGTGCAGTGCATTGATGCCAGTTTGAATATCAAGTCGTGATCTAGTTTGTATGATTTCTTTTGTGCGTCCATTATAATGTTTTATCCTCGCATACTATCCTGAAATGCCTTGCGTCAGTGTCACCTTGTGATGTCACAATCTTACAACGAATGTTATACACATTGCCAGCGGTGCCACCCTGTAATCTTATGTTGACCAACTTGCCACCTGTGACTGTGATGTCCGTTGATGCATCTGTTGGATGCACTAAAGGATCTGCGTCACCAGTTGGTGAAGTGATTGTGACTGTGGGCGTACCAGTAATGCTGTCGCCAGTGGTCAAATAATCTGTGAAGTCAAGACCATATTGTATGTTTGACTCTGGATCTTTTGTAATAAAAAGACCATCGTTGTCTTTTTTGAATCCTGTTAAATTTGCCATTAATGATTGCTCCTAACTCTTGGTGTTGAAAATCTGTTTGTCATTGGTGGTACTTTCAATTTTAAACTCCGTGTTTCTTGCGGAACAAGGTGTGCCCTTGTTTCTGCACTAACGATATTTACTCTATTTTCTGCCATTACCAATGTTTGTCTATTTTCCACAGGCAATACTATCGTCCTTGTTTCTGCATCAACCTTGATTGTGTTGAAAGGATCTGCTTGGAAGAACAGCCTACCAACCTGTAAAGTGCTGGCAAATGCAGTCAACGCCGCCAAACCAGCAGGTTTAAATGTTGGAGAAAGATCAAATTCTGTCGCGGCAGTGATCGTTGATAAACCTGAAGGTTTGAACGTTGGCGTGATTGATATTGATGATGTGACATCAATGTCAGCAAATGTATCTGTGATAGCACTCGCTGTCAATACGGTATTGAATGCTCCTGTTATTGCAATAGGTGAGTCATCTAATGAATAAGTTATGTTTGCAGTCAACGATGGAGACATCGCTGAAGTAATCGTTATACTAACATCTATGACACCTGATGCAGTAGGACTTATTGTGAATGTTGAAACAACGTCAAGTTCTGCGGCCTGTTCAAATGCTGATTCTTCCGCAAGTGTGAAAGTGCCTGTGTATGAGACTGTATCACCAAGTTTAAATAATGGTGTCAATAGCATTGATGACGCTGATTCAAGCACGAAATCTTTTTCCCAAACGTCGTTTGGCCAATTGTCCCAACTCTGTTCATTACCAAGCCAAGTGTCAACAGGCCAATCATCCCAACTGCTTGAAGCAAGGAAATTCCAAGTGTATTCACCTTCAATGGTCACAAAATCATCAACAGAGAAACCTGCCTCAAAGTATGTGTTTAGGTTGAAGACATCCCAAGTGTAATCACCTGTTATGTCATATTTCAAACCAGCAGATATGCTGGTGCTGGTCGTAGCAACGAGTGTGTCATCTACTCCAGGTTTGAATAATGGCACAATCGTCATTGCCGTTGTGCCTTGCAATGATGCTGATGCCAAAGCCAAGTTGGCAGTCGTCATTAGTGTGTTTGTGGTCACATCCAATTCGCCTACGCCACCTAATTTAAAGGCTGGTGTGACATTGAAAGTGGTTGTGCTTACTAAATTTGAAGCACCAAATTTAACATTTACACTGTCTTCATTGATAGTTGTTGTGCTTGAGAGATTTGAAGGAACCGCTAGTTTAACACTTCCAGTCGCTGACATCGTTGAAGTGACTGTTGTAAAATCTAAACTGTCATTGTTCAAACCATCTATGATGTAAAGATTGGCCTCCCAACTCCTTGTGGCAGTTGCTCTGAATTCTGGAATGAACAACACGTCCCAGCCGCTGTAATTGCCTGGTGTGTCATAACTGCCAGCACGTACGGTTGACTGGAGACTGGCCAATGTGTTTTTCGCACCTCCAGTGACATCACTGCCTTGAACTACGTGATCGTTTCGTAGATTGAATGAGTTTGCCTGGCCAGGCCAACTGGCACTGCTTATCGTATCGTTAAAATACCCTAAAGCATCGTTGAGGCTGAATGTGTGTGTGACATCACTACCTTCCGCTTCTTCAACGATGGTGAAATCATATCTAACAGGAAACAACCCTGTAGATCGTCTACTCCAACTACCAAAGAAAGTCTTACCGTTGTTGTCAATTGAAGGTTGTGAAAAGGTTACCTTACATCGCGTGGAAGGTATGCCATTCTTGCTTGTGAGAAGACCGCCTGTGGCATCACCCCAAGGGAAAGTTAATGATTCACTGTTTCCACTGGAGTTTGTTAGTTCTTTGTCGTACCTCGTGGCATCGCCACCATCAAGTGTTGTGGAACTTGAAGTCCAAGCACCACCAGGTCCTAATGCTGATTCAGTGACGTCGTTTGCCGTTAATTGAAACCGTTGGCTGTTTTGTTGATGTAAGTCGTCAATGGTTTCTGAAAAGACGAATTGTTTTGTGTCTGACACAGGAGACTACCTCCTTATGTTAAGCGAGACTGATGCTTAAATTGCCTGCTGAAATAGTGAACTGGTCACCACTTGACACAGTTTTGTCTGTAGTTAGAGCACCAAAAAATAACACATTACCACTTCCAATAGTGCTACTATCCAAAAGTGCTATGTGTGTCACTATACTACCTGTTGATCCTGCAGATTGATAATTGCCACCTGCTATAGGAAATGAAATACCTGTGCTGGTTTCAATTGTACCAGTAGTTGTAGTTCCAGCCGCCGCGAACGTGGCTGATTGTCTCGCATAGTTGGTACTGCCTGAAGTATGCACTTCATAGTATCCAAACTTCGTAGTAGCATCTGTGCCTGATGTGTTGGCCTCAAGTGCCGCCGCCAATGCTGTGACCTGTGTTGAGTTTGCTGTTGTGAATAGAGCAACATACACTGTTCCTGGTGCAGTAAAGGCTCCTGATGATCCTCTTAATGTGTGGTCTAATAATTTGTCTTCTAAATAATCACTTGCCGCTGTCATTGTTGTTTTCTCCTTTGTAATATTACAATGTTATTTATTTGTTATGCTTGTATCAATCTCATCTTGGTTGTGCCATAAGTCAGGATCGCACCTGAACTGCCCCACCTGTGTAGTCTAACTTCTTCATTGCTACCTAATGTTTCTGAAAAATTCAGTACCTCTGACAGTGTGTTAGTAGAATGAATATATTTCAACACTATGATCCGTGTGTTGCTAGGATCATAACCAGCGAACAAGAACACGTCATTGGTTGATCCAACGAAACAACAAGTGCCTGATGTGTCACCTCCTGTGCTGAAGTTTGACACTGTCACAATGTTTGATCTCTCCACGCTTGAGTCACCTGCTTTGTATGTGTCAAACACAAATTTGTTTGCAGAACCACCCGCTTCTCTCCTGATGAATATGGCTATGTCGTTGAACGCCACGGCGTTGTATGGTGGTGTGGCATAG